AGAGGGAAGTGCTTTCTCGCCGGTCAGTTTCCAGTAGTAGATCTTCTTCTCGTCGTCAGGTACTCGGATGAATACGCCGCCAAAATGAAGTACTAGGAACTTGCAGACTTTACGTGTTGTGTTTCCTGTATGAACGGAATACTGAATTTTGTGAATTACACCGTCATCTTGACCGATGAAACCACCTGTGTCCAACATTCCCGATAAATAGGCTAACTTAGACGTTCGTGTCATTTATGAGTTTGTTACCTCCGTCTTGTCTCTTCCATTGTATACCAAAGAGAGATTAACGGATATGGTAAGATTTTAAAGCAACCATTGTTAAAAAATTGCTTTTCTTTCGTCGTTTTGTTTAAGCAGTCAACGTTCCCGTTGATGCGTACTCGCGATCACTCGCGAGATCAGACTGTATCTTAGACTATTGTCTCTGTACGTTTCAGTCGTTAAGGAGCCAATTCGGTTTCCTTGGGATTGTCCACTAGGGAGTTTCCCCAATTTAGTACAGTTACCTACCAGAAAGTTAGTAGGTTGCAAGCAGGTTGGGTAGTTGACCCGAAGATACCTGTATGCTGGATGGGGTATAAGCCATTTGTTTTGTTGGTGTTACATTCGTCTGTGGCGCTAACGTCCGTTTTTCTGACGATTTAGTCTATAGGTTCGCATCGCCGATTCAACTACATCGTCGGACCAATTGTTAACGTCTTCGTCTGGGAGCGCCTGTTCTGGGGAGGCAAGGGCTGGTCCGCCCGTAACTCGTATTCCAAAGTTGGCCGCTCGCGTTCTGCCCGCTGGCTGCGGATTATCGACCGGAGGCACAGCAGGTGCCAGTACAGGCTCCGGAGTTGGAGTCGGTACAGGCGGTTGTGGTTCCGGTACAGGCTTTACAGTCTGGCGCGGAGCCGGTGGTTGAGGCGCGACTTCCAGCAATTCGCTGGCAAGTAAGTCGTCTTTCGCCTGTTCTAGGTGTTCAACTGTCCATACGCCCCGTTCGAGCAGGTCTATGGTAAGTTGATCCATATCTTCGTCTGGTTGAATAGCTCTTCCGAGACTTTTCTTTACCAGATACCGAACTACTGTGTAAAAATTACGCTGTGTTGGGTAGTAGTCGGGATTTTGCTGAACGAAAGCGTTGGCTGCGGCGCTGATATCAGCAAGCTGGTGCGTCAGGGTAACTTCGTTCAATTTCTGTGCGACTTCCTGTGGGGAAAGTCCGAATCTCTTCTCGTAGTAGTAGTCTTGCGCAGCCACGGGGTTGGATTCAAAAAGTGTTTTGTACTCCCATGCTTCATCGGCAGTCAGATCGTGAACGACAACCTTCTTGGGTGCGTTGACCTTGTTTGGAACCGAAGTTGCGCTTCCCTCTCCCAACTTTACCTTGCGGTCAAGTTCTCGGACTCGCTTGGTGGCGTTGCCTTTTCCGAGGGCTAGGCGGGTAAGCAGTTCGTCCTTTGTCTTACCATAAAATCTCTCAGGTTGCGTACCTGGAATGTGTGTGTCTACTTCGGCGTACCATTGACCCTTACGTTTGTCAATAGTTACGGTAACGCCGTTTTCATCAGTTATAGTACTTGGCTGCAGTTCGGGTTCTGGAGCAGGTGTTGGTTCTGGAATCGCCGCTACTGGTTCTGGCGTGGGATCGGAAACAGGTTCTGGAGCAGGCTCGACAAAACCTTCTTCTTGAGCGATGCGAGGAAGTTCCTCGAAATATGTGTTTGAGTTATCTGCTAGTCGGAAATCTTCATCCAACCAAGGATCAATTGTAGGGGTTGCCATATAAAATCATTCTCCATCGCCAATCGGGCGAAGCGGGGTATGGTGTATAAAAATTAGTGAAGTTATGTCTTCGGGCTAAAATACTCTTTAGTGTATTGCCATTCGTTTCTGGCCCAATCACTGCTTTTTTGCTCCAAAGACTGTATTGCTTTACTGACACTTTCTTTAGCTAGACTGTCTACGTCTCTCCACTCTTCGGTATCTTCTCCAAAAAGTTTATTAGCTATCTGCCCGAAAGTCCTCTCAAAAGAAGAATTTATAAGATTTTTTATAGCCTTATTTTGTTCTTTGTTGGGAATCGAAGCACTAATTAACTGTTCTGTTTCTGTGTAAAAGTTACGCAGGTGTTTTTGGATGGCTTCGCCATCAATTTTACTTCTCATTTTTGTCTCTTTATTGGGATTTTCTGATTGCTTAACGTGTTATCAGAACCACGGTTACTGCTGTTTCAACCGGGCCAGAATTTCTGGTGGTTGCTTTGAGGATTCGATAGCGCTCAGTACTTCATACTTGAGGTTATCGAGTGTTTTATTGACTGCATACGCAGTGGCATGTGCGGCCAATACTAAATCTTTATCGCCGGGATTGATGTCCAGCAACTCTTGAGTGGCGTTTAGCTTATGGGATTCAAAAGCGTCAAGAAGAACTGCCCAACCGGGCATAATAACTAATTGTTGAAGTGCTCTGCCGTTCCAGAACTGGGTGATAGTGTTACGTTCCTCTTCTGTGAGAGGAGCCGCTGATCCAAGTTCCAACGTCGTCATTAATTCGTCTGGATTAAACATTTTATCTCCCTACAAATTCATGGTAGGTTTTACTCTTCTTTTTAGAGTTACAAGATGCACACGACGGAACTAAGTTTGATGGCCAGTTTGTTCCGCCTCTCGACAAAGGAATCATGTGTTCTGCTTGAACTGTATTTATATCAAGATCACAACGACAATAACGACATACGTATCCGTGGTAAGCAAAACGAGCCGCAAATTGTTTTGCAGTAAAAGTTCCGAGTGCGCCTACTTCCGCAGCCCGACGACGACTATGTATCGCTCTAATAACGTCTGGGTTAGAACGCCACCAATCGCGACGTTTCTCAACGTTTTTCGCGTTATACTCACGAAAATATTCTCTGTATTTTTCTGCGTGAGCCTCTCGATACTTTGTAATTCTGGCTCGAATACGTTCATTATTTTCTAAGTAGCGTTTTCTTTCTTGTTCTTTTACGACTTCAAGATTTTGTTCGTACCATCATCTACGTCTTATACTGTTGTGTCTTTTAATACAAACAGCACAGTATGTGCATTTTTCTGAAGAAGTTAAAGAAAAAACAGCTTATACACCATTTTGGTTTTATTTCTTCTTTATTTTTAATCTGTTCTTCTCTTATTTTCGCGTATCTATCGTGCCAATATTCCTTGTTGTAGAGTTTCTTGCAGGGAATGCAATATTTTTTACGCGAAGAGTTCAGTTCTACTTGACAAGTAACACATTTATTCATATATTACTATTGTACCACAACTTAAACGCGTTTGTCAACTACTCCCCACCAAATCCGCGACTACCGGGTTCGCCTTCAATAGCTTCTGGAGTCGCGGAAGTTTCGATTGCATGTCTTATGACATCCCGCGCAGCTCGCCCTGTGTTCTCCTGATCCAAAAGCTCTTGTTTCTGACTGAACTGCTGTTGTTGTTGAGATTGTGCGGCCTGTAGTTTTGCCTGTGCTAGCGCAGCGGGGCTGTTAGCTTGCGCTCTCTGAATCTCCTCTGGAGACATATCCACAATCAACTGATAGTACTCATCTGACATCTCAGCCGCTTCCATAAACATGTGGATCAATTCGGGAACATTTACTTTCTTATGCTCGCCTTCAAGCTGTTGCAGTATAAACTGGCTCTGTAGTGTTGAACTTAAGATAGGTAGCGCCTGAGCCAAGTTACGTCGGACTGACATCTTTGCACCAGCCAAGATACTGAACTTAACAACAGCATTCAATAACTCGATGATATCGCCCTTATTCTTGAAGTACGCGCTCTGAAGTTCTTCGTTCAGAATCCGCTTAATTTCCTTTACCGGAAGTAGGCCGCGATTCATTTCATGAACGTTGTATAGAAACGGCGTGATAACTTGATCGGCTAGCCTATCTACAAAATCTGCTGGTCTGTTACCTGCTCCTGCGCCGAGTAGGTTTGCTCCAGCGGCGGTGCGGGCTAGGTTGGAGTGTCCGGATGATCCA